TACCGGCCTTGCTGGTACAGATGCAGGCGGCCCTTACAACTTGCGTAATGGTTACGCTTCGCCTACAGGTAGTATTGCTACCTTTGGTCAGGTTGTGTTCTCTGGTACCCTCGGTGTCGGCGGCACTTGGTCAGGTCTCCCGAGCGAGGGAGCTGGCTCCCTTGCTGGTGCGGCGCTCCCGGACGGTCAGGTCAACGAGATTCTTCGTTTCGATCCGGATCTAGTTTCGGGATCTGTTTTCTGTATTATTGAGAAGACCATCCCCGCGGCCTCCCAGATGAACTGGCGTGACCTTTCGGCTCTCGCTCTTACTGCATCCAACACAGCAAACTTGATGCTAGTAAATCGCCTAACGGTGATGAGCCAGTCTTCCGATGGTACTCAAAGGTCCTCGATTTCGACTGGTGCTGGTGCGGTCCACGCGGTTATGCTCGGCTCAACCCTTGGAGGGGCCCCGACCGATCTAAGTCACAGTGTGGTGAACGCGGTCGCAACCTTCCCGATGACGGATAACTTCCAGGCCGTGAACTCTGCGATTGGTGCTATTGAAGGTGCTGGACAGTGGGCGCTTGAGGGTAGTGATCAGATCCCCGAGATCGACATCAAAGTCGATTCCGTGGCTGTCACCGCTGTCACCAAGAAGCTCAAGGCCAAATGGACCCCTGAGCTTGGGCAGGACCTCAACGCATACCACAACCTCGACGCCGAGGTTGAGTTGACCCAGATCCTTTCTGAGCAGATTGCTCTAGAGATCGATCGCGAGATCCTTGAGGACCTCGTCAAGGGCTCAACTGCTGGTACTCGTTACTGGTCCCGTCACCCGGGTCAGTTCCTCAACCGCGAGACAGGTGCAGTTTCCAGCGTAACGCAGGACTTCACCGGTAACGTGAGTGAGTGGTACGAGACCCTCGTTGAAACCATCAACGATGTCTCGGCACAGATCCACCGCAAGACGCTCCGTGGTGCTGCAAACTTCTGCGTGATTTCACCAGAGATTGCTAACATCCTAGAGTTCACTGCTGGCTTCCGTGCTAATGTGACTGCTGATAGCGACCGCGGAGACGCGGGTGCTGTTAAGGTTGGTTCCCTCTCCAAGAAGTTCGACCTCATCGTCGATCCTTACTTCCCGCGTAACTTGATCCTAGTTGGTCGACGCGGTAGTAGCTTCCTAGAGAGTGGTTATGTATACGCACCTTATGTGCCGCTACAGACTACCCCCACAATCTTCGGTGTTGAAGACTTCGTGCCTCGCAAGGGCGTGATGACTCGATATGCCAAGCAGATGGTGCGTCCTGATATGTATGGCTTAGTCATAGTCCGCGGACTTGAAGAGTAGCATACCTGACGTAAGGTCAAAATAATGAAAGCCCCGTCTCTTTGAGGCGGGGCTTTCTATTTACTACTAGACAAACAGAGGACCCCTCATGGCCATACCAAAGCTTAATCCGGCTTCGACAACAAATACCAATGTTTTGCCGGCCACTGGTAGCACAGGAAATGTTGCCGCCACACTCCCTTTCGGGATATACTCGTCCGCGGCCTTTCTCTCTGGCGCAGCAGACCAAGTAGCATACACCTACAAGAAGCTCGGCGGAGACATATTAGATGTAGAACTCACAGAGGGGAATGTATACTCAGCATATGAAGAGGCAGTACTAGAATATTCCTACATTGTCAACCTTCATCAAACCAAGAATTCTCTTTCCGACTTCTTGGGCGCAGCAACCGCATCTTTCGACCAAGACGGACAGATCACGCACGGGCACGCTCTGTCTGGGTCGAACATCGAATTAAAGTATCCTCGCTTCGATTATGGGTACGTCCGAAGAATCTCAGAGGGCATTGCAACGGAAACCAATCTCGGGGGCACAACACCGATTTACTCTGGTTCTATCGACCGTATAGCTAACAGACAAGACTATGACCTACAAACGATTTTATCAGCATCATCCCTAACAGACACTAAGGCTCTCTATTATCAGAGAATAAAAGACAAGAGAATCATTGTGCGCAAAGTATTCTTCAAGACCCCGCGCGCAATGTGGAGATTCTATGGCTACTACGGCGGTTTCTCAGTTGTGGGAAACCTCAGAACGTACGGACAGTACGCTGATGACTCTACCTTTGAGATTGTGCCCACGTGGCAGAACAAACTGCAGGCAATGGCCTATGAGGATGCTCTCTGGACGCGGATCTCTCACTATTCTTACGAGATTCAGGACAACAGACTAAGACTCTTCCCTCGGCCAGACAGCACAGGGCCCAAAAAGTTCTGGATCCAGTTCTCTATCGAGGGCGACTACGAGCCGTGGGAGGAAAACCCCCGCGGGCGCACTGGAACAGAAGGCATCAACAACATGAACACGCTGCCGTTCCAGAATCTTCCATATAAAAGAATTAACTCAATTGGAAAGCAATGGATCCGACGGTTTGCGCTAGCGCTTACTAAAGAAATGCTCGGCCAAGTACGTGGCAAGTTTGCTGTGGTGCCAATTCCTGGCGAATCGGTCACTTTAAACCATGCAGAGTTGCTCGGTCAAGCAAAAGCAGAGCAAGATAGCCTCCGCGATGAGCTGAAGACAATTCTAGATGAGCTGACCTACGATAAACTCGCAGCAGTCGACTCTACTCTGCAAGATGCAGCGAAGAAAGTGCTGGAAAACATTCCAGCAGGCATATACGTGGGCTAAGGAGTATAAATGTCGCGAAGCAAACGAACTCAAGCACAGATCCAGGACACAGAGGATCAGAAATACGATTATATTGGCGACAAAGACGTTGCCGACAAGCTGCATGAGATCGAGCTTATGCCTTCGACCCTGGAAACAATCGATCGGGCGATGTTGGACTTCATCGATGAGGAATTAAACTTATCGGTGGGAACAAACGAAGGATTTAAGAAGGTTCCGGTCCTGTGGGTCACCGCAGAGCGCGCATATCAACTAAAGCAGAACAAAGATATCAGAGATTCAGAAGAAACACTGATTTTGCCCTTGATTACCATAAATCGTTCTAACGTTACAAAAGAGCAAGACTTCCGCGGCACGGTATACGCTAATTTATATCCAAATCCAGATGCTCGGGGTGGTACTATTACAGTAGCGCGAACAATAAACCAGAAAAAGACAGCTGAGTTTCAAAATGCCCACTCTAAGCAGAAGAAGGGCCCCGATAAAAATGTCAGCAGTAAAATGTTGAATACGAACAAGAGAAATATGTCGACCCAGCGCGTTGTCTATGAAACCATCACAATGCCGCTGCCAGTCTGGGTTAAGGTCGCTTATGAGATCACAGCGCGAACAGAATATCAGCAGCAGCTAAACGAATTGATAACTCCTTTCCTGACTGTCCCAGGAAACTCCAGAATGCCCAAACGAATCCACAATGAGGGCCATTATTATGAAATATTCATTGAAGGTAACCTTTCTGACGGATCCAACAAAGCTAATTTGGGAATGGAGCATCGGAACTATGAAACTACCATTAATATTGAAGTGTTGGGCTATCTAATGGGCGATGGTGACAATGATGAAAGACCCAAAATAGTGCGCCGTGAAAACGCTGTAGAATTTCGGTTTGCTCGCGAAAGAACAATACTTGGCGATATCCCCGATACCATTAAGGATGGATTTTACAGAGAATAGTACCATTGATACTATTTAACACTATTTACTTTTGAACATTTTCAGTGCATAGGAGAACCTAACGAATGTCAGTTAAAAATTATAGATTTGTTTCCCCCGGGGTCTTTGTCAACGAGATTGACAACTCCCAGGTACCTGCATCTCCTGCAGGCATCGGCCCAGTAATCATCGGTAGAGCCGAAAAGGGCCCTGCCCTCCGACCGACCACAGTTAACTCTTTTGAAGAGTTCGTTAACGTCTTCGGCGCACCAGCTCCTGGCGGCTCCGGCGGCGATGTGTGGCGTGAAGGAAATGACACCACGGCCACCACCTACGGCGCATATGCCGCCCAGGCCTATCTCCGAAACAGCTCTCCCCTGACATACGTTCGACTCCTCGGCTCCCAGGCCGACGGCTACACGGTTGATTCCGGTGAGGCCGGCTGGGACAAGACAAACGCTTGGGCTATCCTTGTGGGCGAAGCCCCCGGGAACGCCGGCGGAGAGCGCCCCTGGCGCCAAGGGAACGGTTTTGATTTCGTACTAGCTGGTATTGTTTATGCACCGGACACAGTGCTTCTGGAGCTTAGTGGTACCGTCGCTGTCTCGGGCGCTGCAGCACCCTCAAAGTCCGACCGAACCGCGCAGGGCTCTTCTTGGATTATATCTGACACCGGCGTCGCTAAAGAATTCAAGCTTGTCATGACTGGCTCCGGTCCGAGCGCTGCTGGGTCCACTGTAGTGTTCAACTTCGATCGTACAAGCTCCAAGTACATCCGCAAGGTCCTGAACACCAACCCGCAGTTAACGAATGACGGCATCACGGCCGCGGGCACACGCCTAAACTACTGGCTCGGCGAAACATTCGATCGCCACTTGGCTTCGAATATCACCGGCTCCCAGACCTGGGGCGCTATCGTCCGCATTAACAACACTGCCGGCGCGGCTAACGGATCCGCAGGCAACCACGAAGCAGCCTTACAGGCAGCTCAGACGCCTCAGATTATTGCCTGCCGCACAAGCAACAATCCAACATCGCGACCACTCTTTAAGGTCGTAGCGCTCAACGAGCCCGGTGATTGGAGCAACAGAAACCTCAAGATCTCTATTCAGGATATCAAGCGTTCACCAGATAACGACAATGATTACGGTACGTTCTCGGTTGTCGTCCGCCATTTGAGTGATTCAGACAACGTCGTCCGCGTCCTGGAACAGTTCAATAATTGCGACTTGAACCCCGACTCTCTGAACTACCTAGGCCGCAAGATCGGAACCAAGTACACATCTTGGTCCGCCACCGAGCGCCGCTACGTAGAGTACGGCGATTGGGCCAACGTCTCCAAATACATCCGAGTTGACATCAACTCCGACGTCGACGCGGGACTCACATCCGCTGATCTACTTCCCTTCGGCTTCCAGGGCATCGTCAAGTACAAGGACCCAACTAGCCCCATCGTCTCGGCGGACACCTCCTCAACGTGGCTTACGGGCTCAGTCCGACCGTCCGACACACCAGCCGGCCTCATCACCGATACGGCGGCTACAGCAGTAGTAACCTTCACTGGGACACCAGTAGCAGACGAGACAATCACGATAGAAGACACTGCGGGCCTCACTAAGGTATATCTTGCCAAGGCCATTCAAACCCTGTCCAACGATCCGCCCCAGTTCTCGATCACCGGCTCGGTCAGCGACCAGGCCTCGTCTCTTGAGGCTTGCATTGATTGTGCAAACGGCCACAATGGAACAATCGTCACAACACCGGTCGCTGGTGTTTTGACGTTGACCCAGAACACCGCCGGCGAAGCAGGGAACAATACAATTACTGAGACTCTCACCGATACCACCGTCACTGGCTTCTCTGGTGGCAACGGGGCCAAGGCGGGCAACCTTCTTATTAGCTTGGGCGGAACCGCGGCATCGATATACTACCCAACGCCCGAACTACGCGTCTCCGCGTCAGACGGCAACTTGCCTAACACCAGCGACGCCTACTTCGGCTATCAGACCACAACAGATGCCGGCGGCTCCGTATTCGATCGATCTAATATCGACCTCTTGCGCGCCCGCGGCGCCATTGTGAGCGAGATGTTCGAGGGCGATGCTTCGACCGAGCGCTCGATCACCTTCACACTTGATGATGTATCGGGATCGCAGGGTAGCTGGATCAGTGGGTCGTTTGCTGAGGCAACAGCCCCTGCACAGTCACTCACACGTGTCAACGGTCTTGTAGCAGGCGTCCTCGACGCAGGCTTCGACCGCTTCACTGTCCCAATGTACGGTGGATTCGACGGCACAAATATCACTGAGATGGACGCCTTCGCAAACCGCAACATTTCGGGCAACGACAAGACAAACTACGTGTTTAACTCGATCCGCCAGGCCATCGACTCTCTCGCCGACCCTGAGGTTGTTCAGATGAACCTAGCCTCTATGCCGGGACTGACGAACGAAGGTCTTAGCACAAACCTAGTGCGCCTCTGTGAGGACCGTGCAGACGCCCTCGCAGTCATTGATCTCAAGGATGCATTCCAGCCCCGTGAGGAAGCAGATAGTGTAAATCGTTTGAACCTCGCGTCTACCATTAGCACTATAGTAACAAACCTTCGTAGTTTGAATCTCAACTCTTCATACGGTTGTGCTTACTACCCATGGGTTCGTGCCCGGGACACCATCAACGGTGCCTTCGTGTGGTTGCCCCCTTCTGTGCCGGCCATCGGTACCTTCTCAAGCTCCCAGCGCAAGACTCAGGTCTGGTTCGCACCAGCCGGCTTCAACCGCGGCGGACTAACTGAAGGTTCTGCTGGAATCCCGGTCGTCGACGTAGCCCACCAGCTGCGCCGCAAGGATCGCGATGACCTTTACAGCTCGAACGTTAACCCGATCGCCAAGTTCCCGAATGAGGGGATTGTGATCTTCGGTCAGAAGACCCTACAGGTTACCCCGTCAGCACTCGACCGCATTAACGTGCGGCGCCTGATGATCTTCGTTAAGAAGCGCATCTCGCAGATTGCTTCACAGCTCCTCTTTGATCCCAACGTGCAACAAACATGGCTGCGCTTCAAGGGACAGGTGGATCCATTCTTGGCAAACGTCAAGACCAACTTCGGCCTTTCAGACTACAAGGTGATTCTCGATGAGACCACCACTACCCCTGACTTGGTTGATCAGAACATTATGTATGCGAAGATCTTCTTGAAGCCAACGCGTGCCATTGAGTACATCGCGATTGATTTCAATATCACAAGAACCGGAGCATCCTTTACAGATTAATAAAATGCGGGAGGTTTCGGCTAGCCGCACTATTTAAACTAGAAACATCAGGAGACTTATTAAAATGCCATTTTGGACCAGCGCACTATCGGAACCTAGGAGAGCACATCGCTTTCTACTTACCCTTCCAAACCTCGTAAGCCCCGTAGAGGGATATCAGTACGAGCAATACTTGGCCAAGTTGACTGGCAAGCCTTCATATCAAGTGACAGACGTTAAGCATCAGTTCCTGGGAAACACTTATTACTACCCCGGAACGGTCGAATGGCAGCCCATCGATATCACTATCGTTAATGCTATTAACCCCGATGGTAACAAGCTCCTCCTGGATGCCCTGACTCGCTCCGGCTACTTGATGCCGCCCGATCAGGAAGATGTTTTTCAGAACCCGTCACGCGCCCCAGGCACCGTCAACAAGGCAGACTCTGTTGATGCGCTAGGCAATGTGGTCATCGAAGAGCTAAATGGTCAGGGTGGCCTTATTGGCACCTGGATACTAAACAACTCCTTCCTCACAAAGGCCTCTTTTGGTAGTTTAGACTATTCTTCTGATGAAATCCTTAACATTGAGGTCTCAGTCAGGTATGATTGGGCTACGTATGATGTCGGCCCCGCTGTTGCAGCGGCCGCCGGGAGCTAGTCAACAAGAAATAAGAGGTGATTCGTGGCTCGAAGAAATAACGCAGACCGTTTAGGTGCCCCAGCGCAAGATACAGGCACACCAGCCAACACTATAAGTAATACAGCAGACGACCTATTCTCGTTTGTAAACCCGACAGAGTTTGTTGCTCTGCCCAGCGAAGGTCGCTTCTACCCAGAAAGCCACCCGCTGCACAATGCTGATACGGTAGAAATTAAGCACATGACAGCAAAAGAGGAAGATATTCTTACCTCCGAGACTCTGTTGAAGAAGGGCGTCGCCATTAATAGAATGGTTGGATCCCTATTATTAGATAAAAATATTAAAGTTCGAGAGCTCCTCCTTGGAGATAAGAACGCAATTCTTATTGCAGCCCGTATTACAGGTTTTGGCCCACAGTACGAAGTTAATACAACGTGTCCTTCCTGTTACGGGAAAGCAGACAACGTTTTCGATCTCGGCGAGATCCAGGCAGTCGAAACAAACGATGTACCCGAAACCGTCACGCTTCTAGAGGACGGCCTTTTCAGTGTCGACCTTCCGTCCTCCAAAGTAAACGTAACCTTGAGGCTCCTTACAACTGCAGACGAAGAGGCCCTGCAGCAAGCAACCTCCAGCAAAAAGAAACTTAAAAGAGAATCATCCGTGGTAACAGATTTGCTAAAAGCAATCATCGTGGCCGCCAATGATCATACCGATCGGCCGACAATTAATAAATTCGTGGAAATGATCCCCCTACAAGATGTTTCATACTTGAGAACTCAGTATGAACAGGTTAAACCCGACATGGACGTCAAATTTGATTTTGAATGTCCAGCCTGCAGCTATGTCGGAAGGGTGGTGATGCCCATGTCGGCAGAGTTTTTTTGGCCTAAACGCTGATTATCAAAAAGGAATGTATGAGGAGTTCTTTAACCTCAAGCATTACGGTGGATGGTCCTTCACAGAAATCTATAGTCTCCCCGTCGCACTCCGTCGATGGTTCCTGCAACGTTTGGTCAACGAATTCAAAAAAGAATCCGAAGAGATCAAAAAGGCACAGAACAAAAGATAGTTATTTCTTTTCATTTTAGAACTATTTACATTTAAGGGATAATAGACCAATGGATGAACTCGTTAAAGACGTTATAAATTTAAACCAGCTGAATGCTCCTATTAGTGAGCGCAGGCGCACGTATAGTAAATTTGCCGGCCAAGTCCGTAGTGCTCTTCTGTCGTTGTATTTCGCCGGAATTGAGAAGCCATTTAGTTTGCTGGGAAGTAATTCACAAATTGAGTCTTTTATGAAGGTCTTATCTGGCGAGAAGCGTTATATGGATTCTTATATGAAGAATGGTCTAAATGATCAGAGAACCCTAAATTCGCGGCACAAGTTATCTACCTCCGTCAAACGTTTTGAAGGTGAAACCGGCCTGCGCTGGCCCTTCAAGAATTAGGGATAAGGCATAATGGCCAATCGTCTCCCCCTTACTCCCGAACAGATCGCTGCGAGCAGAGCAGAATATGAGAAACTTAAGGAGCTTATAGATAACCTTGCGGTAACCCAGAAGTCCCTGGATAGTTTTGGCAGACTTGCCGCGGCTCTTGAGAAGGCCACGGAATCTATAAACGAGCAAGAAACAAATATCCGCCGGCACACGGCTGCTCTCGCCACCGCCACCGCCGGCTCAGACGAGTACAACGCCATTCAAGCTTCGCTCGTCCAGCAAAACAAGGCCCTGAAGGACTCGTACGCAGACCTCGACGACGCACTCGACAAGCAAGAAGACGCCCTCAAGCGCTCAGCGAAGGCGTCAGAACTTTACACCGAGGCGTTGACCCACAAAACGGCGGCCCTTGCCGGTGACGTCGCGGCCATGGCAGAGTACAAACGCTTACTACAGGAATCCACAGAAGCTCTTTCGGAGTTTCACGATGAACAAAAAGTGGGCGCCGAAATGGGCGAAAGCTTTATGGATTCGGTTTTGGGTCTTTCTGGGGGCTTAGATAAGTTAAACAAAGTTTTGTCAATGAGCGCCGGCGATTGGGATGGGTTTGCGACGTCGCTCCTCAATGCAGCCGACTCCGGAGCGCTGCAAGCGGGTATGATGCTGAAGATGGTAGACCTTGGTGCTCAATTCGCCAAGTACCAGCTTGATTTTGCCTTAGCACAAGACGAAGCGATCTCCAACTTCCGTGCTGCAACCGGCGCCGGCAAAGAGTACAATGAGGAAATTCGAAATACTGAACGGCGACTCTATGAGATGGGAGTCACCACCGCGGATGTGGCGAACGCCACGCAGGTATTCAAAAACACCATGGTGGACTTCACATACCTCAGTGATTCTGCCCGTGATTCTGTCCGAGACCAGGCCCTGATGCTTGAAAAGCTGGGGATGTCTCAGCAAACATCTGCACAAATTTCGCAAATTGCTAGCCAAAGTATGAATATGGGTTGGAAGGAGAGTAATCAACTTTTGCTTGATATCACTTCTACTGCTCGTACCCTCGGTGTGGACGTTGACAAAATGGGACAAGAGTTCGTTGCCAATAAAGAGTTCATCGTTGGTTTCGGCAAAGATGGCGCGCAAGTATTTGAAGAGTTAGCGGTCCAGGCCAAATCACTGGGGATGGAACTGGGAACCCTTACTGGTGTCGTAGATAAATTTACCACCTTTGATCAAGCCGGCCAATCCGTCGGCCGCCTCAACGCCATTCTAGGTGGGCCGTTCCTCAACTCGATCGATATGTTAAACGCATCGATGGAAGACCCGGCAGAGGCCATCAAGATGCTCAGAGATGCAACTGACCAAGCCGGTGTCTCCCTGGAAGATATGGGCCGCGCACAGAAGATGGCCATGGCAGATGCTTTGGGAATGTCGATTGAAGATATGACCAATATGATGGGCAAGTCGAATGAGGAGCTTGAGATCAATAGGATTAACCAAGAAGACTTGGCAGAACAAGCGCGCGAAACCCAAAAGATCACTGAGCAATTGACATCAGCCTTCAAAGCATTTTATATTCAGATGGGGCCAGTTATCGAAGAGAGTATAGTGCCCTTCATTAAAGGGCTCTCTGACGTAGGCAAGGGCATCGCCGAGTTTATCCAGGCCGGCGGCCCCCTGAAGGCGTTCTTTACATTTTTTGGAGCACTCCTCCTGGGCAGCATAGGGATGACATTTGGTATGGCATATGCTCTAAATGCATTGACTGCGGCCATTCCTATTATAGGTCCAGGCCTCGCGGCTCTGCAACGCTCCGCCATGAAGCCTATAATTGTGAAATCACTTGCAGCTATTGCTATTGGCGCCGGCGCTGGCCTCGCTGGCGGGGTCTTGGGCAATTTATTGGGCGGCGCTCTCGGCGGTGGAGGCACCCCCGCGGTCCCCAAGGAAAAGAAGCGCTCCACGTCTGGCTTCGCCGACGGCGGCGTCGTCGGCACAACAACCGCAATAGTTGGTGAACGAGGCCCCGAGATGGTCGAGATGCCAATTGGCTCCCGGGTGAATACGGCGCCAACAACTCTAGAATTAACAAAAGCAATCAAAGAATTGTCCAACAAGCTAAGTAGGATGGGCGGCACCGGAGCCGTTGCTGTCTATATCGGTGACAAAGAGGTTACCGATGTTGTGCTTAAGGCTATTGATTCGCCAAAGGGCAAGCGTATGTTCGGAACCTACGCAAGATAGGAGGAATATAGATGTCAAGAATCGCAAAACCAAAAGGAAACTCATCCGCCGCAGTAGACCCTATTCTGCTGGGCAACGACTTCTTTAAAATTAGATTTACTCATTTGGCCACCGGGAACGACGTCGCCTTCAAAGGCTGGGTGACAGAATTCAGTGATCAGTTCAGCTCCGCTTGGACCCCCGAGACTGTATACGGTCGTATGGACCCATTGGTAACTTTCGGCGGCACTCAGCGCCAAATTTCATTGGGGTTTGATATTGTTTCCAAAAATACAGCAGAAGCAGAGGCAAATCTAATAAAAGTAAACCGCCTCATCGAGTTCTTGTATCCTGTGTATGATTCGCGCTCCCGCGACAACCAAAATACCCTTAAGGCAGCCCCCCTGATTGGTCTTAAATGGACCAACTTGATCGCCGGCGCACAAAAAGGAGAGAAGCTTGTGGGATATTTGGACGGTGTTACTTACGCTCCGTCCATGGATCAAGGCGGATTTATGGGCACACCTCAAGAAGCCGGCACAGAGGAGCTGCAGTTCGAGCTAGATCATCAAGTGGGAACACAGACCTTTAAAAAACAATTAATTAAGAGAACCCTTACGAGCCAAAAGGTTTATATCCCAAAAACGCTCAGCCTCTCACTTAGTTATACTGTCATTCACACCCACCTGATGGGTTGGGCAAACGGCAAGTTCGGCGGAAGTGACAATATAAATGGAAAATTCCCCAACAGCGCAGGGAAACGTATGGAAAGTACAGAATTTGTTCAGCGTATTGTGGACACTCAAGGAGAGATGGTCACAGAAATCGCCGCGCAGCTGCCAGCCGAAGAGCAAGCCGAGCATGATGTATTGGCGTCAAACGAATAAACTATGTCACACCGCTTTAGAAACCGCCGCGTCCTTCTTAATAAAGACGAGATCTATAAAAAATTTATGGAGCAACGTAACAGAAAGTCTGTGCGCCAGCTCGATACACCAACCTTTCGGCAGTTTAGTGCCAGAGACCTCCGCAATATCGAGCGCATTCCACACATCTGGAAAGTCGGAGATCGATATTATAAACTTGCTATCCGTTATTATGGTGCCGCCGAACACTGGTGGATCATTGCCCTCTTTAATCAGAAGCCGACTGAGGCCGATCTTGTTACAGGCGAAGCAATCAATATTCCAATGCCCTTGGAAAACGTATTGAGGGTCTTGGGGAGTTAAGAGATGGTAAACCGAGCAGTTGTTGACCCGAACTTAGAAGCGGCTTGGAAAAGGTTGCTCGATGTATATCAGGGAATCCTGGATTTCGAGACAGCTTTTGACGGATTCCTCCTGCCCACCGCTGCCGCGGCAGGTAAATACAACGCAACCGACAACGCCGGCGGCATCGATTATCAAGCAAAAATCAAAGCCGCCAGCCTCGATGAGCTGGCTGACCAACACGCGGCCTGGAATTCTACGGGCCCGTTTGACGGAGCGTCGCTCACTACTCCCCCCGGGGGCACCTATTATCACGCTGGCTTTACGTCTTTTAAGGGTATTGGATTGATTACGGGTGTCAATCTTGGATATCACCCTGACTTCAGGGTCCTCTGGCGCCACCCGACGGCCGGCGACGAGCCGGACCCCCAAATCGGCGACGTAATGTGGAGCCAAAAGGAAGGCACGAAGAACAGCAAACACCCTCCGCCGGCGGCTACGCCAAACAGGAGCCTCCTCCAGGTCCGTACGTTTTATGACAACGAGCAGCACCGCGGTAAGGCAGGGCAAGGCGCGCCGCTCTCATTTATATCTCCCGATATTTTACAATATTTGGTTGATAAAGGCGCCAAGGTCGCAGCTCAAGGGTCCCCACAGAACAATTATTTAACATTGGCAGCCCAGTTGTATCGGCTGATAGCCTCTGGTTATGTGCGCGCGCAGGAGCCCCGACTCGGCGACTGGGAGGCTAAGAAGGCGGTCGCTGTCGAGGCGCTTGGGACCACCGCAGACATTCTAGAGTCGGGAAACGTAAAAACCGGAATGATCGCTGACCTATCCACGACCAATTTGGCCACGTACGACCAACGCGCAGTAGATATCTGGCCCGAGAATTCCACCGAGATGGTGAGGATGGGCCTCTCCAGTGACGCGATCATCGGGATCCCGGGCATTAACTCCAGCATAACCACCTATTTTACCGGAATCTTCTCCGGCTTTGCTGAAGGTAGCACAGGCTATTACACGAACTGGGCCACGCCCGGCAACATCATCAACAAAATTGATAAACTTATTAGGGAATTGATACTCAAAGATTTTCCACTAACGGACGCCGAACTCGAAGCGCGTTCAGAAGTGCGTTTTAATGACATTCTTCATTTCTTTGGCGTTGCCCCCCCAGGCCACGACGCCGCTACAGGCGAAGTCCAAGTTGGCGGCGCCGGTGCCAACACCGCCGTCGTCGCCGCACTCAGGCCCCAGAAGCGAAACCTCACTCCAATAGACCTCCAATGTTATCTGCTAGAACAGATCCGCAAGTTATCTTCTCAGCACGTGAGTGATTACAAAAACATTGTTAAGTTAACCACGGGCGGCGTACCGGGCCTCGTAAAGAGTCAGTTATCTCAACGCTACACTTCAGAAGAAGCTGAAGCCTTGTTGACACTATGTCCTAATGTTCAGGCTATGTTGGTGCCGTATTTAAAATTATGGCGTGTTGACTACGACAAAAACGGCAAAGCGACCGGCGAAGTCGAGCTAGACATCCCAAATTTTATAAACACAGAAGATATTAGCAATATACTGAAAAGAGGCAGACTTCCAGGGGCCGGTATTAAATCCTTTACATGGAACCTTGATGGCGTACAACCAGCAGAAGTGGATAATAACATTAGCGCGACACTGGAAATGTATTTTCAATCAGTGTCTGACTTCTTTAGGAACGATAAGAAAGCTGGCACACCCGGATATGCATCCTACTTAGATCTGGTCATCGCATCGCCCACTGGATCAGACCCTGAAAACGCCGACGCTGATGCCGCGGCAACCGCCGACGCTACGGCCGGCGCTCCCAAGGTTCCTCCCCCTGTGGAGTGTAGCGACACCGCTATAAACAATCGAGCCCGGGAGTATAAAGGTCAGAGCTACCGGATTAAGATCGTCGCCGGCTGGGCAGACCCCGGGGTGGGTGTTCTGAAAACTGTCCGTGCCAAAAAGGCAACAACGCTACAACGCGCAATCGCGAAGTCGAAAATTACTCTGTTTCTGCAACAGACGAGACACCAGTTCAAGTTTAATGAAAACGGAAGCCTTAACCTGACTGTGGAATACCAGGCAGCACTTAGTGGAATGACCTTGTCACCGTCTGCAGACATCCTTACGCCTTCAGGAAATGGCTATATCGACAGCATTAAAAATAAAGAGAAGGCAATAAAGGAGTATAAGGAAACTCATAAAGATGCCGAGACTGACGAAACGAAGGAAGCATACAAAGAGATGCTGGAAGAGCTTAAGAAGTTCCGCGCAGAAGACAGGCTTATTAAATATAAGAAATTTTTAAAGAAGTTGTTTGAGAGCGATAAAATCTATAATATGGCTGTCAACCCCAGCGAGATGCTGTTGCCTTCATATGCTGACCTCACTCCCGAGGGCCGCGCGAAGCGTGCAAAACGTCGAAAGAATCTTAATCCGATGATCTTCACCGCCGGCGGCCAGCGTGCTTCGAACCAAGTGCTTCTAGATGCTGTCACCCGCGCCGCGGAAGGTGGTGGCGACAGCGAAACCGCAGCTGAGAGCGCAACCGACGCGCTGATAAAAACATATGAGCAAGCCGAAGTCAGCCCAGTGATCTGGATTTCTTATTTTTATCTGGGAGATTTGCTGGACCTAGTTCTGGAACAGATAAAAGAAAACACTGAAAGAGATAGTGTGCCGTTCAGCTTCTTTTTATCCGAAGTGGAAATGATCGACCCCCTGTCAGCTCTTCAAATCAAAGATTTAGCTGAGATTATTAAGTGTGGCCAGGATCTTAAGGACGCTGCATTCCTCGCGAAGCTCGTAGAAGTAGACGACAACACCTTCACCAAGCAAGCAGGGATCCATGAACTGATGAACATTGGAGACATTCCAATTTCAATTGACGCATTCCAGGTATGGTTTAAGAACTATGTAGTTAAAAAGGATAGAGAAAAATATTATTTTCTACATTTTGTAAAAGACATTTGTGCAGAGCTGATCACAAAAGCCTTGTCTTCTAAATGTTTCGGCCCTGATATTAAGTTTGTCCAACGCTTCGACGCCCAGCCGGTGTCCTATGAAGCCACAGCAGAGTTCGGTCCGAATTCAGATATCCGAGCCGCCAGTGGGGATAACAGCACCACCGCTGGCCTCTCTTTGAGTCAAGCAGTTCGAAAACTAGACCACACTACGGCCCCAAAAGATGCCCAACTCGGACTGGTGTTATTGGGCACCGACTCAAAGCCGAAGGGGCTTAGTGGCAAGTATGGCGACGCCTCTAAACCTCAGGAGGGTGGAGACATTCATAAGGGCGTTTATCATAATTATTTGGGCGCCCCCTGTGGCCTCCTGAAAACTGTAAACTTTAACCGCGAAGACCAGCCCTACCTGCGGGAAGCCAAAATACAAAGAGAAGGATCCTTCAGCTCTGCCCAACTACGAGAGCTATATTCCGCAGAGATGGAAATGTATGGTAACATTTTATATAAAAACGGAAGCTATGTTTATATTAATCCTTCTTTTATCGGCGCCGACCCAGATAAACTGAATATTCTGGGCCTACATGGCTATTATTTAATAACTGGTGTTAACTCAACGGTGACGGAAAATTCTTTTAATGTTTCTGTGAAGGCCCTGCACGAAGGTATATCGTTCAACCAGCCGCTGATGATCAATCCGGCCACGCTTGTAGCAGGCCAGGAAGAGTGGATAGGTCTTTCACCAGAAAATGCTCCCCAAGGGTGGAAAGGGCCCGCGAAGGGTCTGGAGACCAACGAGCGCGATGTTCACGCACCGTCCACTGCCGGCCCTGAGGAAGCTAAAGCAAGAGCCCTCAGAGCCAAGGATCTGAAAGAGCTCAAGGCCAAGCATGCCGCGGCAGCGGCAACGAGTACCAGGGGCGACGATTTCGATCTCGCCGACGCGATGGATAGGGAGGGTGTATTATGGAATGAGAGAATCGCAGCCGGCAAAGCGGCCGACGAGGCCGCTGCCGAAGCGGCCGCCAACCCCCCGACGACCCCCGAGACCCCAACCCCACCGGCGACTACTGAGTAATGGCCAAAAATCGATTAAAGTATAGGTTCGACGATATGGTCAATCCTAATCCGATTGGAGATAACGCCCTATCTCCCGAAGCCTTATATTATCAGCGCTCTTTATATGACGAAGTCGCATATCCCAAGAACGTACGGGACCCACTGAATAC